ATGCGATCTGAGAACGCTGATGAAATAGCATCTGCTAGTGTACCGTTGTTACGAACAATACCAGCAAAAGCATCAGTACCTGCGTAGAACTTAAGATTGTTCTTAATTGCACGATACTTACGTGGCATTGCTAGAAGCAATCCCTGCATTACTGTTGTAGTGTAGTTGTTGTCTGCAACGGTTGCAGCATATTCGTGAGCAGCGTTTCCGACTGTTCCACGAGTTTGCTTAACGAAGCCAGGCATAATAGATAGGAAGGCATCTGCGCCAGTTCCTGTACCATTAATAGCAAGGTCTTCAATATCGTTAGCGAATGCATTTGTCATCAAGCGAACTAGATGATCTTCAAGTGCTCCACCTTCAATATTGTCTTCCAATGCTTCTGTAGATACTTCCCAATCAAGACGAATCTTCTTGGTTGTCAATTCTACCTTTGTAAATGTAGCGCCTGCGTTTGTATATTCTGGTGCACCCTGTGCTGCTGCACGGATAACACGCTCTCCAACGTTAACCTTTTCGATTTCCATTGTATTAGCACGCATTGTAACTCTACGACCATCTTTGGCGAGAACTGTTGCATCCCACACGTAGTCGATGAAGCGACGAGCCTGCTCTGGTGCTAGAATACCACCTGCCACGCCTGTTGGGTTAACAGCGTTTGGGCCTGTTGTTGAGCCAAATGCTGCTGTTGCAGTGTTACCGAGTTGAGCGCCTACGGATGCTCCGTCTGCGTCAAGACCAGTTGCACTACCGATACCACCAGAAACGAATCCGCCCTGAGAGTTAATCTCATTGCCTGCTCCGCCTGATCCTGGATAGTTCTTTTCTAGATCTTTGTTTTGTTCCGACATTATTTTCACCTCCTAGTGATTTTATATCTTAGTTAAATAGGTCGGTTGATTTGAGGAAACGACCGCCCCATAGGGATTTCTGAACCTTTGCAGGCTCAAACTGCACGATCTCGCCTAGATCGCCAGACTTGCGGAAAGCGGTGTCATGCTCTACGGCATCTACTCGCTTGCCAAACTCATTAAAAGTACCCTTAACAGTGGTAACTTCATCAGATACAGTTTTTACTTCTGATGATACTGTCTCAAGAGACTTGTTTAGTGCTACAACCTGCTCATGAAGAGACTTTACGGTTGATGCTAGATCGCCAAAGGCATTAGAAATAGATTCTTTGATTTCAACAATAGCATCTGCCATAGTCTGATCTGATTTTGCTACATCTGCAGCAGCAACTTCTACTTCTTCTACACTACCATCTGTTGACGTTTCAGCAACAACTTCTTCAACTGCTACTGTTTTTTCAACATCTACAGGAGTTTCAAGAACTTCTGCTGGCTGTGCCTCTGGAGTAATCTCTGCTTTTTCAACTGCAGTATCTAGTACTGCCTCTGTTGTTTCTGACATTGGATTTACCTCCTTGGTAATCTTAGAAGTATGAATGCCTTTGGCACTATCAACTAAGAATTTTATCATATCTACTTTTTCTTTATCAGTTTTTTCAACAAAACCAATGTTAGTCATTTCTTCACCTGTTGTTGGGCTAAGGTGGCTATCTTCTTCAGAGACAACAACAATGCCAGACTCTTTGTCATAAAAGACATTTTCAAGAACAGTCTCATCACCTTTAATAATATCTTTACCGTCTACCTTTTCTACAGATAGAATGCTTGCAAATTGATTTGCTGGGCTGTCTACCAAAGATAGTTCTACTAGGTCATAGTCTTTAATAATTCTAATTTGTGAATCTGATTTTTCATCATAAGCATCGTCCCACTTGTTCATTCGTCCCCCGATTGAAAAACCTGTGTATGTTCCATCAAGAACCTTTTCCCACGCATCCTGTGCGCCCTTGGAAATGTATGTAGAAACATATACGCCCTTGTAAAACTTCTTTGATTCAGGATCAAAATACTTTTCTTCTTTAAAAGAAATCATTTTGCCAACTGCTGATGGTTGGTGCATTTCACGAATATTACCACGAAACTTTGCAAAAGCATTCATAGATGCCTCTGTTGTGACAATATCCATCTGCTTATCTAGGTTGTCTAATGATGCAAAACCTGATACAATACGTCTTGACTGGTCTACTTTTCCAAAGGGCATCGATAGACGAACATTGTCGCCTTCCGTAACCCAGGAAGCCTTATTTATTTTCATATCGAATCTATTATACCAAACCTTTTAACGTTTTCTCAGTTATTGAGACGATCTGCCTTCGCCCTTTGGATTTCTTCCAGATATGGTTGCAGCGCCATCGGATTGGTTATTTGTTCTCTCGGCATCTCTTTGGCGATTGCCTGCAGAGTTAGCAGCAGAATCTGTTGCCTGCCTTGCTGACATTACAAAAGGTTCATCTCCATCTTTTCTTTGAGGAAGATCTAGAGCCTCTCGTGCTTCATTTGGAGTCATTACCTGAGTCTTGACATACCTTTCGAGTATCTGAGACTGAGCAATTTCATCTGTTAGAGTTAACTCATTAAACTTTAACTCAAGCACATCTGTTTTTTCTTTGATGATTTTGTTAATAACTTTTTCAAGGTGATGCTGTGCAGGACGAGCCACTTGTTCTTTGAACGTTCTGTCCTGAGATAGCGCTGCTGCGATACCTGAATCTGATCCACCAAGTTTAGATATAGGGACTTGGTGTGCGATCAAAATATCATCTCTATTTTGTTTACGATACTCTTTAAATGAGCCATCCTGAATACCGTTTTCAATTGGCTCCATCTTAAACTCAACCTTATTCTGATCAGTATCTCCAGGAAGTGGGATGTAAAGAGTTCTATGTGACTGAGATTTTAGCCCTGTCTGCAAGAATCTAAACATCTTGTCTTCAGCATCTGCACTTAGGCTTGCACCTTTAAGAGTGATAATGTATCTTGGTACTGCCTTGTTTTCAAAGTAATCAATATTGTATTGTGATGCAAGTTTATCTCCAATTAAAGATGGAAATGCTGCAACAATATCGGGTATTCCATAAAATGTGTTAAGTGGAGAGTATTCTTTAATATGAATAATCTCATTAGGTCTTGGATCTGCTGTTACTGGGTTTTGATTGCGTGCACCGAAGTTTCTAAAGTAAACAACCTGCTGTCCAATAATTTGCAAATATCCATCATTTAATCTACGCACTCTAACAGTGGTTGCTGGGATATGACCAATATAGCCAATCTCTCCAGAGACAGTGCGACCAACTTCTATAAAACCATTTCCAGTTGCTTGCAGGTCTGTATAAACCTTTTCCATAATCTTAGTAAATGAATCATCATCATTTAAGTTTTCTAGCCAATCACGCATTTCAATTTTCATTCTTTCAATGCGTCTGCGAGCACGATCTGAAGCAGCCTCATCTTCTGATGTTTCAAGTCTTAAGGCTGTTCTATCTGCAATATCAAAACGATATCCAAGGCCAACAACATTTTCTACCTTTGCATCAATAGCAGCATGGTTTGCAAAAGATGTATCATAGAAACTTGCTAACTCATACATGTTGTATGGAGGGGTAATTACATCAAATAAACCATATCCGTTTTTGTATACTGTTCCAGGATTTATTGACTTTGTACCAGTATCATCTACACCTGATGCCTGAGCATTTGCTGAATCAAGATATGCTTGATTAGTTTCAAGTCCTTTAGTTACTAGTCTTCCGACTCTTCTTTTAAAATTTTGATTTATTCCGTTTAAATCTTTTAAATCATTCCAAGACTTATTAAAAGGATCTTGGCTTTGAAAAGGATTCTCAACTTCTTCTTGTGTGTTGAGGCTAGCACGAATATACGGCTGCTCGAAATCTTCACTCATATTATTCTTCGCTTCCGTATTTATCTAGGGTATCCTTAGCGGCTTTCCATGCACCAAGATCATTCATTGATGGAATTAATCCTTGGCTTAGTCTATCCTTTTGTTCTGAATACTCTTCTTCTGATACACGAGTTAGTCCTGGAACAAAGTGTACAGTTCCTTGTCCATCATCTCCATAGTGCATGGCAGCCTTTTTTAGTTCACCGATCTTGCCTAAGTCACCTTTGTTAGATGGGATGTTTAGAATGGATCCGCTGCCATCCGTAAACCACCTACCATCTGCTTTCTTGTATACATAAAGCCCCCAGTCATAATGCTTATCTATGACTTGACGACGTACATTTCCTACTATAGGTTTACCAGTTTTTGGGTTTATTAATGAATCCATAACCACCAGTATACCATATTAGGCTGGTGTAGATATTGTACTTGACCATCCAGTATCTTTATATATTTTAATCTTATCAGCATCAAAGGTCATGCCTTCATTATCATCAACGATAATCTTGTTAGTTCCGATATAGGTCTTATAGACTTCTTCTGGGTTTACCCCATATAGATCAATAGACGATAGAATTAACATTTCATTCCAGGTATAGTTATCTAGCCAGTACTGCCAGTCAAGGCTGCTTATTCCGTCATTTATTACCTTGGACCATGGGCGTGTAATGTTGCTTTGGATTTGTTGAAGATTATTTGCTTGGTAGTAAGAAATGTTATTAAATACACCCTGACCAGTTAAGTTTATTGCTCCAACAAAAAAGTCAAAGTCTAAGGTAGTAGAAAAAGCAATTCCAAGCACGGACCACTCTCTAGTTGTTAGTATTGGCTCTCTAACAAGGTTGCCATTTATATAATAAGATATACCATTTACAACTTGGCCAGTAGTACCGCTAATCGCATAAATCTTTGCTCTTGATCCGCTTGTTCCATTTGCCACTGTGTAAAACTTAATTGTATCGTTTTTATGTTTTACTTCACAAAATAGTTGCGGAATAATAGAAAACTCTCTACCTTCGTATCTATGCCAAAGTTGCATTGCACTTATTTTATAACTATCTGCAAGTTGTCCATTGATAGGAATGTTTATTCCACGCTCTACTGATGATTCGAAATCACCCCGCAGTTCAATCCCTGAGTTTCTTGTCATGTATAAATATGGGGTACTTTCTTTATAAATGCTAAATGGATTATTTGCTTTATAGTTATAGTAAATTCCCGACTTTGTATATGGAAAAATATTTATACCAAACTTAGTGCCAACTGGATTAAAAGAGTTATTGTTAAAAGCCTGAGAGCATAAAGCCAATCTACGAAGAGATATTGGATTTTTAAGTGTATTTGTAGATTTAAATTCAAGACGAAACACAATTGCAAGATTGTTAAAGTTAATAGTTTTTGTCGGGTAAATCAATGTATTGTCTACAACCTCAAATTTTGTTGTTGCCCAATTTGGATAATCGTCCATGTTTATAATTCTTGACTCTTGAGCATCCTGAGTAGTGGTAAAAATATTTTGTGGGGCGTTAGCGCCTTCTGCTATATACTGAAATGTTATATAACTTTTTACAACAGCCCCTGTAGTGTTATATTTAAAATTAGAAACAGCATTTTCTTCTAAATCAGTATAATTATCAAAATCATTATAGAGTGGATTATCTAACTGCAAATAAGTCTGTTGAGTTGGGTTAGAATAAGAACTTTTAAAATCTCTATATCTCCAGTCTAGTGTTGTTGTCTCTTCTTCTAGCAATGTTGCAGCAGAGGGATACCCAAGGTTAAACTGTAAAAAATCTAGATCATAATAAGAAATGCCTGAGTCGTCTGTTACATACTGAGCAAAATATGATAGTGGTAGATAGTCCTCCCAGTATCCAGATGAGCCTATATCTAAGTAAAATTCTTCATATGCAACTGTTGGTAGTAAGGTATAACTTGCTATATGGTCAAGTAGAAACTGAGCATCTTGATGGTCTGCGGTACCAAACTCGTTAAAGTGATCTGCAACTTCTGCTGCATTTACGCTAGAGCATATACCTACTGAATATATTTTCCCTGCAAATGTATTGGTGCTTGTTTCATCTCCACCAACATACATCTTTAATCCATTTTGATTTCCAAAAAATGAAGATACATTTCCTCCATATACATTTGCAAAATCTTCAAATCTAATACCAACAGCAATAAATTCATTTAAAGGGAAATCGTCAATAGAATAAAAAACTTCTTCTTCTCCATTAAACATTAAAGAATATACAATGTCTGCTTGATTCTTTTTAATAGTAAAATAGTTTTTTGTTAAGGTGTTGTATATCTTAAAAAGAATTTGAGTAGATGTATTTTCTGAAATTTTAAACACACCGTAGAAAGAATGAGACTGATCTACTAAAACATTTAAATTTGGAAAGTTTATATATGAGCCAAGAGAGTTCCAGGTATTGTTTGGCTTTAGGGTAATAAAATTAGGACCTGAAGTTTGAACTGCATTATTGTCATCATATAGTTGTTGAAGTGTTTTTGTGTTTGTATAAATTTCAGGTAAAGAATATTTTGGATTTTCTAGAGCATTACGAGTTGTAACTAAATTATCAAAAGATCCTTGTTGCCAATGAGCAAAATCTGGATAAGAATAGTTGGCTGTATAGTCAGCAAATGGATAATCAATTGCTATAGATGTTCCAGCATACGCTGAGTTTAGGCCTTCTGGAGAAATAACTCCTTGTCCGTAGACCCATCTTCTTTTAGCAACAATTACTGGAATTTGATACGGATAAATTGCAAAACAATCTACTTCAATAGGGCTTGTGCTGTCTGTGCAGAAAAACCCTAGCCAATCTTGGCTTTTATTATTTTGATCTAAAATTGTTGGAAGTTCTAATTCTGATGTTACAAAGTCAATACTAATAGCCTGCTCTCCATTTATAAGCAAACTTGCAGAGTTCTTGACTAGTCTAATTTGAATTAGCATTGGTCTAAACCACTCACCAACAAAATAAGACTTAAAAGATTTTCCAATTTTAAGGGTTAAGAATCCAGAATCAACATACAAACCATCGCTTGAAGATATTGGTCCAAATATCTTTGTAGATGTTAGAGAGTTGGAAGATATTCTTGCCCAAAATTCTACAGTGTATTCTTTATATCTACCTGCTTCATTTAAAAATCCTTGACCTGGAACTATTAGTGATGGCAAGTTATTTGAGTTTGGTCTTAACTTAGTAACTCCGCTTGCACCAAAGACAAGTGGTATTGTAGTATTTTTAGCAACTAAAGAATTATCTTTAATTAAATAGTATCCCGAATTATCTGATATTCCATATGCCTTTGCTTCTAAACCATAAGTTTCTTCTAATGCAATATTTGCAGGAAGTAGTTGTTTAGTTATTCCCAGAGATGTTGGGCTAAATTCTTCTGACCATTGGCCTACAGATAAACCATTAAAATAAAACTCATAATCTCCAGTACTGCTTCCTCCAGATAGAACAACTATTTTAATTACCATTCTAAACTCTGCATTTTTATCTAAGCGATCAAAAGTTTCTGATATATAACTCCAACGCCCAAAGATATCTGTTTCATAGGTTTTAAGGTTTTGTATGATTTCTGAAGTTGATAAATCAGTATATTCATACCCAATAGATATTGATTTTAGGTATGAACTGTTTGAATAAAAATATGTTCCTATTGAAAAAGTATCTAGATCTGTATCAAGTTCTTGAAAGTTTAATAAGTCTGGACTCCAAAGAGAAACTTCTAAAGATTCTTCAGTTGGCACATTTCCATATATTAATGTAGTATGACTATCTGGAAATGGTGCGTCTGCTGGTGTTGCCATTGGAGTGCTTCCACCATTAATGCCATTCCATAACAAACCAATATCTCTTTGTGCTTCTGAAATTAAACTAACATAGTCTGCTTTATCGTCTAATGCCCAAAGAACTATTGGGTGCTCAGAATAAATTTTTTCAGCATAAAGATTAGACGCATTAGACATAATTCTCCTATAACCTTATTATAGCAGGCTGGAGACTAGTAAAGTTTAATCTCGCAAGCGTCTGTAGAACAGTATGCCTCACCTGCAGCCTCAAGATTTTCTATGCCATCATAGATAGCAGACCAGTCGATCTTGCCAATCTTGCCTACGTATGAGTTATATTCTTCTCTTGTAATTTCTGTGTATGGCTGCTGAGGATATGTCTTATTTCCCATTGGAAGGAATGAAACTGCCTTTAACTGTCCCTCGTACATATTTAGGGCTGGAGCAATAAACTTTGTCTCTTCTTCTTTATCAAAGGATAGAGTTACTGAAACACCATTATCTGACCAGTACTTCTGAGCAGTTGCTGCCAAACCAATCTTCTCAAATAGGCTAACCTGCTTCTCAGAACGCTTGTGTCCTGATGCAACTGGGAAGTAGACTACTGAAGTATTTGCTGACACTACGTCGTCTTCAATTCTATACCCCGCTGCTTTAAACAAGTGCATCATTGGATCTGTATTTCCAAAACGAATAGCACGAAGATAGAACTCTCCACCAGGTCCCCAGTGAACTCCAGGGGTAGCACCAGAAAGAAGTGATACAGATCCTGAAGGCTTGACTGTAGTTACACGAACTGACTCACGAACACAAAGCCATTCTGAATATGAATGATCATATTTGCGAATTGTGTTGTATCCTTCATCCATCCACTCACGAATAACTGGAAGACCATGTTCGTCAGCAAATGCAGCAATACCTGTAAGAGATGTTCCAATACGGCGATTGCGTTGCATAATACCGTTTGTCTGTTGCCAATGTGTTGGCATAAGAGTTACAGTCTTTCCATAAAGGTAAGCAAACTTCAATGTCTTGAGGAAGTCTTCCTTGGACTCATGACGATTTAGGTGCACTTCTACAAGTGTACAAAGTTCGTATGATTCCAATGGCTGCTCCGCACAAGGATTAAAGCCCATAATGCGAGTATCCTTATAATCAGGAGCATCAGCAAGACGGCCATAATTACGAGCAACATCAAGCCAGATAAAGCCTGGCTCTCCATTATCTGCAATTAAATCTACATAATCTTCATACTTAGTTCCAACTTCAGCAGCAATTGAGTTATTGCTCATCCATGCCCAACCTGGTTTTTCTGGATCGTATGAGTTTCTTTCTGGGAATACCTCTGGATTTTTAAGATTAATAAAACCTTCATCTTCTGGAACGCCTAGTGCAAGGGTAGCAGAACGACGAACATTTCCAGAAACAACACAGGTACCAATAAGATTTACAAGGTCTACAATAGCACGGCTGTCAAAGGCCTCTCCTGCTCTAGAGCCAATTACATTACGAATGCGTATATGGAGATCAATAAGTGGTGCTGGACCGCTTGCAACGCCTCCAAAGCCCTTAATAGGGGCACCTAGAGGACGGATAAGGTCATAGGTAAACTCCTGGATAGGCTGGTTTGCGAGGTTAAGTCAAGTTAGGGTAGGTTTTCCAACAATGGGGTAGTTTTTATTAAGTCGCCAAATTGTGGTCCTATTGAATTTCGACCCAAGCACCTAAACGTGTAGACACAACCAAGACAACCAGATAGGATACCACATGGCAAGTCTGGTACCTGGATCTCAGGTTCCCAACGAGAGTTAAGCCATTAGCATGC